GATATTCCTGGTCCAGGTCGCGCACGTCGAAACTGAGCTGCAAATCGAAGCACCCCTGGATCTCCTCCACCGTCCGCGCAATCTCGATCGGGTCCCCGCCCATCACCCGCGCCATCTCGCTGTCGTCCATGTATTGCAGGCAGAGCTGCAAAAGCTGCTTGAAGGCATCCTGCAAACCCGCCAGGAAGCGGTCGGCGATGCTTTGCTTTGCCAGGGCCCACCCCTCCGCACCGGCGCCGGGCAGGTCGTTGTTGCGCCGGCCGTGGTATTCGTCCGAAAATGCCTTCACAAACTTCATCGCGCTGGCATTGTCCAGCGTCGCCGCCGGCGGGCTCATCCACTCATAATCGTCGCGCTTCCGGCGCGGAATCAGTCCCAGCGGCTGCAGTGTCACCTCGACGCCGCCGCGGTTCATGGGGGTAAAGAGCGGCGGCACCGTCACAAGCTGCGCGCGGTCATTGTGCAGGTCATGGAGCAACTTCAGCGTCTCCTGCTCCGTCTGGCTCACCTCCGGCACGCCGCGGCTGTCCAGCAGCCGGGCCGAGAGTATTTCGCGGGCAAAATAGGTCAACGGATACTGGCCATGGTCATAATCCAGCAACTGCCGCTCGGTGGCGGCCATCGGCAGGTCGCCGTGGAATTTCACCATATAGGTCGCCAACACGCCATCCTCGGTCACGGCCTTCCAGAGCGCCGTGATAATCTCGAACTCATCCTCGTGCCGGTTCTCCTCCGTGGTAATATCCCCCGCATCCTGCACGCCATTGCTGTCTTCAAAGGCGCTTTTTTCCTCGTGGCCACTCTTCGGTGTCGAGCCGTCGCCCAGCAGAGCCGCGGTGAACTCTTTACGCCACCCCTCGCGTTCGGCCATGGCCGCAACCTCGGCCCGGCCGAACCATTCGGGCATGAATATCGCCCGGGCCCGCTGGATATCGGTCGTGTTCACCGGGAAATAGATCGTTTCGAAGATCCGCTCCGCCCTGATCTTGGGCCGGTTCAGCCGCCGGTACCTGCGCGGGAAGGCGCATTCGCCCTTCTCCCGCAACTCCCGCACCATCCGCTTCGCCCGCGCCGGCCGGAGCTCCGGCAAAAGCGCCATCAAGGCCCCGGCCGCCTCTTCGCCCCGCTCCGGGTTCATCACCAGGTCGAGCAAATCCTGCAAATCCTCGCGCTTCTTCGAGCCGGTCGCCTGGAGCACCGTCGCCACGAACTGGTCCAGCGAAAGCTTCTCAAACCGCACGCCATCTTCGCGCTCCCAATACACACCCAGCACCGCGCCAGCGGGGCTGTCGGCCACCATATACTGCGCCAGCAGTGTAATCTGCCGCAAATACTCGCTGCGGCCGATGTTGTTGTTAATCTGCCAGTTCAGCAGGGTCGAGAGCTTGGCCGCCTTGGCCTCGTCGGAGATCTCCGTGCCCTTCACCCGCACCTGGGCCCGGCTCGCGGCCGCCACCAGCACCATCACCGTCTCCTGGGCGATCATATCGGTCAGGCGGATCCGCCCGTCGGTGGCGCCCTCGAATGGGAACGGGTCCTTGCCGATGTCCTGCCTGTGCTTGCGCCCGTCGCTGCTCTGGCCGTTCCAGAGGCAATAGCGATATTTACGCGTCAAATCCTTGCGCTTGCTCGTATTGCTGATATTCCGGGTGATTTTGGCAATCTCATCCTTGAGCGCGCGGATTTCCTCCTCGGTCGCCGGAGCATTCCCGCCATCGCCTTTAACTCTGGCCATTTCGCTGCTGTCCATGAAACACCCCTCAATAAGCGCGCACTGCCGCACGGCCCTGCTGGCCGGTGGCTACAATTTCGCGGTCATAGATCATTTCGAGCACGGCCTGTGCCCGCTCATCCTCCGCATCGGCCCGCTGGTCATTCCCCTCGTCGCGCAGCGTCTCCGCATAGCCCGTGCTCACCAGGAACTGGCGGAAGATCAGCGGAATCTCCTGCTTCATCCAGAAAAGGGCATTTTCGGGGTTCTCCGCGCTGGTCGCAGTCAAACACTCGTAGCACTCGCCGGTCGGCGTGTAATAAACCAGCTCCCCCGCGCTGTAGCCCTTGCCGTCCACCCATTCATCGGACGCAAGCCGGCTGGCCTGGCGGCGGAACACGATCCACACACTTGTCCCTGTTTCCCCGCCAAACTGCATCCCGTTCTCCGAGAGGGCAAAGCGGTGCTCGGTATAATTCGCAGTCGTGCGCGGGTTGGCCGAAAAGGCCGGCTGGAGCGCCGTGCCGATCCTGGTCTGCCCGGCCTGTTCCCAGGCCACATAGCGGTCCCAGTCATCGGGGGGCGTCCAATAGGTCGTGTCCGTCACCGCATGGCCGGTATTCGCCAGAATGCACTCGTAATACGCGTCGGCGGTCGGGGAATAAACGATATCGCCGGCCACATAGGGCGTGGCAATGTTCCAGTCCGCGCGGAAGAAGCGCTCTTCGAGCAGCATCAGCTCCGGCCACCAGGCGAACTTCCACGCCTCCTCAAGCCGGCGCGACATTGCGTCCATAATGCTCCCGCGCATCGCGCCATCGAGCTGGGCGGTGGCCGGGTCCATCTTCTTCCTGCGCACGATCTCCTCGAACACCGCCCTGGCCGTCACCGTTCTCATTTTGCTCCCCTTATCTTCCCTGTGGTTCCCGCGCGAAACTCCTATCCGTAACTCTTGTGGAAGCTCGCAATCCCCAGCCGCGTCCGCACCTTGCCGCCGGCGCCCTGCCGGACAAGGGGGCCAATGCGGATCACATCCCTTTCATTTCGCACGGTAATTTCAGGGTGGCGCCGGTCCATGTCAGAGCAGAACTCCGGGTCGTCCCAGCAGGTCTTCCCCGAATCGTCCACCCCGCCATTCATCAGCACCGCGTTGTGATAGACCTTCGGGTGCACACTGCGCACAAACTCGATCTCGCCCCTTGCGAGCGGCCGGCGGCGGAGCGAATGCACCCGCTCATTGATCCGCCGGCACATCTCCATCTGCTGCGGCGTATAGAATGAGATAGGCATTGTTAATATGGCCGGCCGTTCCTGTTAAGAAACGGCCGGCCGGATCGGGGTTGCTTATATTATTTCGGCTCGAAGATACGGAAGTGCAGCTTAACCTGGCCCTCCGTATAGTCGCCGATACTCTCCGAATAATTCGGCGTCAGCTTCGTCACGATCTGCGTCGCCACGTTGTAATAGGCCAGCCCGTAGGTCGTCGCCGCGATCGAGAGCACCAGCGGCTGCGTATTCGTCACCTCGCCGTCCAAGCCGGTAATCCATGTCACGTTGGTAGTGGTTGTCGCCCAGCTTGTCTGCCTGGGCGAGGCAATCCACACCTCCGTGCCATCGGCCGCCGTCTCGGTGGCAGTCAAAAACCGGTCATCGTCGCTGGCGTCGCCGATCGTCAGGTGGAGATTGCCGGTCACGTTGGTGTCGCCGTCAAACGCCTTAACCAGCCGCGCCGCGACAAACTCAACCGTCCTGTTCGCCGCCACGGATACATTGTTCGTGTAGGGTATATTCGTCGCCGTCACGCCCGCGGCAATCAGGTCCGCAAAGCTGATCGAAAGCTCATGGGTTGCCCCGTAAGCCGCCTTTTCCTCGGTCAAGAGCTCGCGAAACTGCGCCGCCATCACCCCCGCGCAAGTCAGCATTGCCATGGCCAGCAGCGCGCCAATCTTGATATTCCTGTTCTTCATCATTCCCGCTCCTCGTTAATTTCTATGCCTTTCCCTCGCCACGCCATTCAACGGCCCGCCCCCGCGCACTGCGGAGGCGGGCTACTCACTTTTCTCCTCAGCTCGTCGCGTAGATGCGCACAGAGCCCTTGGGGTTCAGGCAGGCCAGTCCGCAGGCCGCCTCGATCAGTCCGCGCGGGCCGCCGCCGAGATCCGGCAGTTCCCGGTTACTCATCGGGATCAGGAAGCGCTTCCGCCACATCTTCAGGTCCACAAAGAGCCCTGAATACGGGGTATAGGAGCTTTCCGCCCCGGTCGCGGCCGTGTAGGCGATATTCGGCGAAACGTGCAGGCGCACTGTGCCCACGGTTGTCCGCAGGGTGTCCACCTGGTTCACAATCTCCTTGGCGGAGATCGGGCCGGTCAACTGCCGCACCGGCATGTTGCTCGAAACCGGGATCAAGACCGACCAGTTATCGAAGGTCGTCTTGAGCGAGGTGCCCACGAAGCCGTCGAGATCCAGCCGGTTGCCCTTCCGGTCGCGGTAGGCCGCCACCAGCATCGCGATAAACTCCGCCTCCGTCAGGGTCGAGCTGGTGCCCTGCGTCGAGGCGTGGGGCCGCAGCACGGCATTCACCGGCTTCGTTCCCTGGGCGCTGTCGTCAATCCACAGCAGCGCGCCGCGGGTCGCGAACGGGGTCGGCGAGCTTTCAACCGCGCACTCCTCGTTCGAGAGGAAGCGCCGCTCCATCATGATCTTGAGGTTCGTCACCGCCAGCGCCTTCTGGTGGCCCTTCTCGTTGCGGCCCACACCGGCGGCATCGGTGGCATTGGCCAGGTTCGTCACCTGCCAGGTCTCGCGGAAGAGCTGCGCCACCGCCTCGATGATGTAGCGGGTCACGCTGTTATAGGCCGACACATCCGTGCCGTCGAGCGTGCCTTCGAAGGCGCGGTCCGGCAGCACTTCGGCCGGGTAGCTGAAGGCCATCTGTTTCAGCCGCTCGCCGGTCTTGATCAAACTGGTGAACGGCGTCGCATCCGCGTCCACGTTGTAGATTTCGTCGCCCAGGTCTTCGCGCTTGCCAACTTGAGTTGTTTCATAAATGCCTGCCATAACCCACCATCCTTTACTGCGATCTCAAATATGAGATCGGAAATTCTTCCCTTGTTCCTATCCGCCCAGTGCCTCTTCCAGCGCCTCGCGCGTGTGGCCCTTTTTGGCGAATATCGCGTTATTGATTCCCGTCCTGGCCGGCCGCTCCGTAGCGCCAGCCCCTTTTGCCCCGGCCGTTGCCGTCCTCAGTGGCGGCGGTTCCCGGCCCGGGCCCGTCCTTGTCCGCCGCTCGCGGAGCAATCTTCCCGCGAAAGCATCCAGGATCAGCATCTTCGCCGCCGGATACGCCCGCAGTTGCGGCACTTCGTTCAAGATCCTCTCCACTTCCGTGGCGGTCTTGCTCTCCGGCCTGTCCCAGCCCGGATATGCCGCTTTTGTCAGCTCCTCGCTGGCCTTCCTTTCGCGCAACAGTTCATGTGCCCGCGGGATGGCGATTGCCAGTTCGCTCTCCACCTCGGCGAGCCGCTTGCGGATCTCCTTGGCCGCATAGCTCGGGTCGTTGGCGGTTCCGTCGCCCTCGTAGCCCTCTATGTTCTCGATGAGCCATGCCTTCCAGTTGAGCAGCTTCTCCTGCCGCTCCCTGATTTCCCCGGCGTCCCTGGCCTCGAAGACCGGCGTGGGTTTCCCCGGCGCGGCCTTGCGGATGCCCTCCAGCTCCGTTTGCTGGCTTGCCAGTTTCTCTTCGAGCGCCTTGCGCTTGGCGATCTCCTTGTCGATCCGCTTCTGGATCTTCGCCTTGAGCTCGTCGCTCAGTCCGGCATTCTCGTCGTTCTCCGGCTCCGGCTCCTTTCCCTTCTCCTTCAAACCCATCTCGGCGAGCAATCCGTCCGGGTCTGTCGCGTCTGGTTTGCCGGCCTGGCCCGCTCCTGTTGCGCCCTGCGGTTCCCGGCCTGCTTCGGCTGGCGTGCCACCTTTATCCGGCATTTCACTGGCGCCGGCTTCCATAACGGCCTGGGCCGTTGTTGCGTTTCCTTCTGCGTCCATGATGTTTTCCTTTCCCACATCAAGCGGGGCTTTTGTTCATCGTCCTGCCGCACGCCCCCGGACAAAGAAAAGGGCCAGCGGGATTTCTCCCGTTGGCCCTTTTCTTTCATGCGCGCGACCGTCGCACAATGGCGCGCGGTTCAGATTGAACGGTATTTAACCGTTTTTAACCATTTGAGGCACCGTCCTTACAGCAGCCGGAATATCTCGCTCGCCCGGTAAAACGCCTTGGCCTTCTTTCCGCCGAGCTTGAGCGGCCGGATGCTCCCCGCCGTCACCGCCTTTCTCAGCACATAGGCCGAGAGCCCCAGCGCCATCACTTCGCTTCTCCGCAGCAGCCGCAATTTCACCAGCTCCGCCAACTGCTCTTCATCAATCTTGCTCATCTTTCCCCCTTGTCATCAGTAATGCCCGCCGCCCCTGCACTTCTGCGCCGCCTCGTCAATCCAATCCAGTTTCTTGAGGAACGCATAGCGCAGCGTGTCAACCGGGTCCTTGGTCGCGCCATTCTTGCCATCCTCGCCCGTCCATGTCTCCATGGCAAAGATCAGGTTGGCGCACGCGCGCGAAATGTAGAGCCGCGGCCGGTTCAGGTACGAGAGCGGCGCCGCGCTGTTGAAATAGAGCGCGTCGTTGATCATCTCGCAACCCTCGTTGATGCTGTCCCGCCGCTCGCCGGCGGCGGTCGGCAGGAATGTCAGTCCCCAGTCGTTGAGCTCTTCGAGCAGGGTTGTTGTCTCGTCGCCCGCGAATGTCTTCACATTGGCGAAGCGGCTGTCAATGTAGCGCTCGAAGATCCTGTGCCTGGCCGGGCCGTTCTCGTCCCAGCTCCTGATCCAGGCCGTTTCGCTCATTCCCCCCGGCGGCGCGCTGTTCCAGAGCTCGCTCCCCTTTTCGTCGAGCCACCCTTCCAGCCGGGCGATCTCCCGCTTGTATGCCGCCAGGCCGAAGCCGAAGCTCTTCTGCGCGCTGCCCTTCCGGCCGTCGAACTGCCCCGCCTTGCCGCTCGGCTCCGCCCATGGCCCGGGGTTGCCGATCATTGGAATCTCATAGTCGCCCGGCCACTCCTGCCAGCAATAAACACCCTCCGGGCAGCAGCGCAAATAGAGCATGAACCAGTTGCGGCCGCTGCACGGGTCCACGATCTGGTAATTCGTCCCCGCCGCCGGCACCTGGGCCGGGTCAATCACATGCACCTTTTCATCGAAGCGCGCAAACTTCGTTGTAATCAGCTTGTTCCCCAGCCCGTAAAAGCGCTCCTTCACAAACCAGCGCGGCTGGCCCTTCACAATATCCGCCACCTCGCGCGGGTTTCCGAACGGGTTGTCGGAAGGGTGGAAGAACACCACCGCCTTGCGCTCATTCGCGCAGCGCATAATCCTCGGCACCGTCTCCCATTTCCGCCGGCTTGCGATTTGCCCTTCCCGCTCTGCCGTCTCCGCCAAAATCTCCTCCAGCGTGTCGCATTTCATCGCCTCGTCCAGCGCCCACTCCCCGCCATCCACCGGGCAGAGCCAGGCGCGCTTTTCCCGCACCGGCTTCGCGCCGTCCATGAACTCCTTCACAATTCCCGTATACCCCTGCACCGGTGTAAAGGTAACAACCCCGCACCCCTCGCGCGTCGCCAGCCGCAAGGTCTGCGTCGCCACCCACTCCGGCGGCGCATTCTCGTCGTTCCAGATCCAGTCCACCTCCCCGCCCTCGATCGTCGCGATGTCCTGGCCATAGTTGCGGAACGAGCACCAGCTCCTGTTCGGCAGCGTAAAGCTGTTCTCCGAAAAGCCCGTCTTGAACTTGTAAGCCACATACGTTGTCGCCGTCATCACCGCCTTCGTGTTCCTGAACTCCGGCGGAAAATACTTGTGGATCAGCGGCTGCTGGTACTCCACACTCATCTGCTGGCTCGTATGGAACACCCACGCCCGCGCATTCAGTTTGTGCGTCAGCATCAGCATCGTCCGCTTCGCCGCATACTCGCTCTTGCCGCTTCTGTTCCCGCCCAGGATCAGCATCATGCGGATCGTCTTCCCGAATCCCAGCGCCGCGCGGATTTTCTCCGCATCCTTCGCCCAGGGGAAGCCGAATAGCGCATCGCACACCTTCCACACCGGGCTCTCCCAGCCGCGCTTGAGCGGGAACTCCCGCTCCTCGGCGATCAGCTTTTCGCGCGTCGCATGGAACCTCTTCCACGCCTCCTCCGCGGAGCAATTCCCATGCTCCGCCAGCCGGAGCAATGTTTCCCTGTCCGGCTGCAGCGGATAGACCGGGTGCGGTGTCGGCTTGAATCCCATATCCTACTTCTTCTCCGCCCGCTTCACATACCCTTGGATCTCATCGGTCAGCTCGTCCATGGCCATGGCCGCGCCGAGCGCCGCATCCTGGCGCTTCTGCGTTTCGGCCCCCATCGCCTCCAGCAGATACGCCTCGCGGCGCCGGCCGGCAAGCTCCCAGATCCCGTCGAGCAGGCAGCTCCCGCGCGCCCCGCCGAACTTCTGGATCAGCGCCTCCTCCGCCACCAGCCGGTTAGTTTCCGGCGCCACCAGCCGCAGAATCCATCTTTCAATCGCCTTCATGTTTCCTTCTTTCCTTTAGGATTTTCGCCTTCTCCGCCACCGCCTCGTCCTGCGTCCGGAACATCGCCACAATGCCCCACTTCTCATCCCCGCCC